TTTCGAAGAGGAAGTAATGTTATCTGGCTTTGCAAACGCAGATGTAAAAGCAGAAGGAGCAGGCGTATCATACGACGACGCGCAAGAAACTTATACTGCTAGATACACAATGGAAACGATCGCTTTAGCTTTCGCTATCACAGAAGAAGCAATAGAGGACAACCTTTATGACAGACTTTCTTCTAGATACACAAAAGCTCTTGCAAGATCTATGTCTAATGCAAAAGAAGTTAAAGGTGCAGCACCTTTGAATAACGGTTTACCAGCTATCGCAGCTGCAAACGCGTTTCAAACAGGTGACGGCGTTAACTTGTTTTCTACAGCACACCCAACAATTGCGGGTAATGTAGCAAACACTTTGCAAACACAGGCTGACTTAAACGAAACTTCATTAGAAACAGCATTGATTGATATCGCTGCTATGACTGATGAAAGAGGTTTAAGAATAGCTGCAAAAGCGGTTAAGATGATCATTCCATCAGCTAATCAGTTCAACGCTGAGAGAATTATGAAGTCTCAAGGTAGAACTCAAACTGCTGATAATGATATCAATGCAATCAACAGTATGGGAATGGTTCCTCAAGGTTACAGAGTGAACAACTTCTTAACTGACCCTGATTCATTCTACTTAATCACAGACGTTCCAAACGGTATGAAAATGTTCTCAAGAACTCCATTGGCAACTTCAATGGAAGGAGACTTTGATACTGGAAACGTAAGATACAAAGCTAGAGAAAGATACGCTTTCGGCGCTTCTGACTTTAGAGGTATCTTCGGTGTTGAAGGTGCGTAAGCAATAATCAATTTTTTGTGGCGGACATTGTTCCGCCACAATCATAAAATAAACGGTGAGATTCATGAAAAAATTTATAGTAAATATTTGGGCGTACGATCATCATGCAAAATTTGATGTATTGTCCCTAGATGACCCACAATCCCTAGAAAATGCAATCCTTGACAAACTTGGAGAAAATGTTATAGTTTGGGAAAAAACGGGAATGTTTGGTCCGTTAAATAGAATAACCTATGAGGAGGTTGTTAATGATACAAGACCTTTACAAAGCAAAAAGGTCCTTGGAGTTGAAGTGGGAACAGGAGCATCTATCTAATGGTAGATATACTCTTGACATGGTCAGAATTGATGACAAAATTAAAGAAGTCATCACTAAGATCAAGCTGGAAGAAGCAGCTATTGCCCATAGACAAAATATTGTCGAAGGAGCAGCTCCACAAGTTTCTGTAGCTACTTAGAACAAAAGCTACACCGCTGAAATCGCACTTTCTTATAAGGCTCTCTTGCACTCTACTAAAATCTAGTATATAAAAAACTTACTATACAATTTAAATGATATATAGACGCGTATAGTCGACGGCCTAGAGACTATATATCTTAACTAGGAAAAGGAGAAAAATTATGGCAAGAACAAACTTTTCGGGACCAATTAACGTTGGCCGAATTCAAAACAACACAGGATCGATTATTTCAGAAAATGTAAGAAACGTTGCATTTGTTGAATGTCACGCTTCGTTCCCTGTCAATCACAGTAACTTTACTGTAACAACTGATGCTAACAAGTTAGCTATTACTGGTTCTAATGGAGCAAGTACAACTTCTGTTACATTTTTAGATACTACTCAAAACGTACCTGGAATAACTTCTGATGGTGGTTTTGAAGCTGCTTCTGTAATTACTTTAACATCTGCTGGTGCTGATAATGCAAGAACTGCAACTATCACTGGAACAGACGTTTTAGGAAATGCACAAACTGAAGACCTAACAATGGCTTCAGGTGGAGTTGCAACTTCAGCTAAAACTTATAAAACAGTAACTTCAATTACAATTGATGGTTCTGGTACTGCAGGTACTTTAGAAGTTGGTGTAATTGAAACTGGATTAATTTCAGTTGTGTGTAGATCGTTATTTAACGAATACCCATTAGCTCAAACAGCTGACTCATCACCTAAAAACTTAGCAAACAATATTGTAATACCTAAATTTTCTAGAATTAACGATATTAGATTTGTTGTTAACGAAGCTTTTGATACAGCTGGTTTTGACATGCAAATTGGTGCTAACGTTGCACAAGCTGCAGGATCTATGACTAACAGTTTAGATCTTGATTACTTTGCAGGTGATACATCTAACGATGTAAAAGGTGTTGCTTCTCATCACATTCCAACTGGAATGGACCAAACAGTAGCTCAAATGAAAAATTGTTTAAATGTTTCAGATGATGACGCTGCTGGTTTTGAGATGGACAAAGTAGTTGTAATTTCTGCTGCAACAGATGACGCTTTAACAGCCGGAGAAGGTGTGTTAAATGTTTACTGGACGCAGATGGTTAACGACACTAACTAATAAAATTTAACTAGGGCCCTTCGGGGCCTTAGTGTAAATTTAAGGAGAAAAAATTATGGGAACAAGTATAGTAAGTCCTAAAAGTAAAACATTAGTCCCTGATACAACATCAGCGGATGATAATTCTATTGCGGCTGCACAAACACCAGGTGGAGCAAGTAATTTAACTTTACTTGCAACAGCATCAACTTTTGCTCCAACTGGAGTAGGTTTATTTGTTACGGTAACTGGAGACGGTGCAACTGATTTAAGATCAACAAATTTTACAATTACTGGAACAAATGCTTTAGGGATAACTGCTACGGAAGTCCTTGCTGGACCTAACGGAGCAGCAACAGTAACAAGCACACTAAAATATAATACAGTAACTCAAATTGCTGTAAGCGGTGGAACTACTACAGCAGTAAGAGCTGGAAATGCAGCAGGATCAGGAGGATCTGAGCAAACTGTATTTGCAGGTAGAACTAGATTAAGAGAATTATTTGGTACAACTGCAGCTACAGCCGATACAGTCACTACATTTTTTAATGGTGGTCAATCACAAGGAAATGAATTGTTTGCTGTAAAAAATCCTGCAGGAGCTCAAACTTTAATTAATCCAGCTTCAGCGCATGGAGGAATACTGGCTAATGAAGGTTTAGCTGTAAATCTACCAACTAACAGTTTTGTAAGTTTAACAGTATATTTCGACGGGTAGGTAGCAATGGCTAATACTACTTCACAGGCCTATAGTTTTGATCAGGACCTGTCAATAGATGAAATTATTGCAGACGCATACGAGCGTCTTGGTTTAGTAGGTACGGCCGGTCATCAAATTAAAACAGCTAGAAGATCTTTAAATATTTTATTTCAAGAATGGGGTAATAGAGGAATTCATTTTTGGGAAGTAGGAAATACAAATGTTAATTTAGTTGTAGGTTCTTCAACAAACGTAGACGCTACTGCTGAAGGTTCTGGTGTATATACTTTTTATAGAAATTCTAGTGATGTGCCTGGAGGTGGAGAACCACCACAAGCTACAACAGTTCCAACAGCAAATGTTTATGGTATTTCAGATATTTTAAATGTTACTTATCGACAAAATTATAATACTACATCACAATCAGATATAGGTTTAACAAAAGTTGCAAGAGATGCATATTCTGCAACGGCAAATAAAGCATCACTTGGAACACCTTCACAATTTTGGGTGCAAAGATTTATAGATAAAGTTACTATAACACTTTATCCGTTACCAAATGCAACAGCTGCATCTAATTTTATAAATGTTTATTATGTTAGAAGAATTCAAGATACAGGAGCTTATACTAATGCAAGTGACACACCTTTTAGATTTGTGCCTTGTATGGTTTCAGGATTAACTTATTACTTATCTATGAAGTATGCACCACAAAGAACACAAGAAATGAAACTGCTATATGAAGATGAATTAGCAAGAGCACTATCGGAGGATGGATCAGCGGCGAGTACGTTTATTACACCGAAAACTTATTATCCAAATGTATAATGGCAAGATTTGCAAAAGGAAGTAAAGCATTAGCAATATCAGATAGATCAGGCGCAGCTTTTCCATACAGAGAAATGGTAAAAGAATGGACTGGTGCTATTGTGCATATTTCTGAATTTGAACCTAAACAACCACAATTAGAACCACATCCTT